CGTTTCATCTTTTCCCAGACAAGACTACGCATATAGTCGGATCTGTTCATCCCATAAGTTTTTGTATTGTCAATAAAGACTGCCATCTCTTCATCAAGGAAGACAGAGACTTTTATGTCTTTCTTGGTTTTGCCATTCATATAGTATTAATGATCTTTACTGACATTAGATGATATTTAATAATATGTCAACAATAAATCTTCTCTATATCCTATATAAGTATATATATATTATTATTATCTATTAATAGATAACTTTAATCTATTAATAGATTAAGTATTTAATATATATATTATTATTATTAATAAATTTATATAAACTCTTTATATATTCTTTTTCTTTTGCTTCTTTTCTTTTTCTTAAGTCATATTTTTCCGCCATTCATAGGTTATTTTTATATCGGTCTGCTAGTATATTAATATATATTCGCCATTCATTATGACCAAGAACCTAAAGCGTATAAGCATATCTGTTGATGAAGATGATTATGCTAAATTTGTAGAGTTAAAACAACCAGGATTATCTGTTGGTTTCTTAATCAGAGAAGCTATGTCAGATTTCTTAAAAAAATTCAAAGAAAAATAATTTTAACCCTTATCAATTAATTTCTGTTCAAATGCTTCTCTACTTCTTTCTTCTGCTGATATAGGTGGTTCTCCACACGTATCATCATATAAATATTGAGGTGTAGGATCAAATTCTATTATTGATTCTATAGCTTCAAGAGCATCATATATATTATCCCAAGTGGGAACATTGTAATCAGAATTACAAGGCCATTTGCATTGAATCTCTTCTTCTTTCTCTGCAAAATCTTTAAGAGTTTCATAAATTTGTTCTAATTTCATTTTGTGTAAAACTCCTTTAATGAATCAGTGTAATGATCTTTAATTTGTTTTGAAATATTAGGAACTTTAAAACAAAATTGCCAATACTTAGTTTTTGGGTTGTAATCAAGTTTTTGGGTGGTGTAATCTCCAAAAGGGCAAGTCTCTAACCATTTGTTGAGTTTTACAAAATTGTCTGTTTTCATTTTTTAATCTCCATGTAAGGTGTTTTAAAAGTGTCATAAATATATGAATTTTCCTTCCACCAATCATCTATTAAATCTTTTGAGTAAGTAAGACTATATCCATCATCAGATTCTCTACAAACATCAGCAAAATATTCTGCAAAATCTTCATAAAATTCTGGTAACAAATTATAATCTTTAGCTATTTCATTAGCTCTATCGGTGCAGTGTTCATAAAATTGTTCAGCCATATATTGCTGATCCATTTCTTCCATACGTTGTGCAGGTGTAGGATTATCAATCATTTTCTATCACCTCTATTTCAGTAATCTCACCATCTTGTAATTGAATATTATGTTCTTCAAGGTATTGTGTTTTAAGAATATCAATATATTCTTCTTTTGATTCAGCTTCATAGTTGTTGATAGCAAACTCTACAACAATTAATGATGTAAATGTTTTTGTCATAAGATTTTCGCTAGAGAATTTCGCATTTGATTTGTTTTACTTAAGCCAGGATCGACATTCCTGACGTAATTGCATTATTAATTTCTTATCTGTATTCTCTTTTCTCGCTTCTTCATAATCTTTTTTCGCATCCTGATATAATCGTTTCTTGAATAATATTTTATCTTCATTCTCTTGTTGTATTTTTAAATATCTTGCATCCGTTTCATTTAATATCTCAGGTTCATTCTCTACCATTTTCACCCATTTATATAAAGTCTTTGAATGTACTTCAGTAAATGTATTTTCAAGATGTTTTATTATTTCACTTTTAGGTAATTCATCATTAATTAATTCCCTAATTGTTTCAAAAGCATCTTCTCTAAATTCTTTCTTGTTCATTATCTTTTTACCTCTTTTATTGTTTCCTGGTAAAATTTATTCATAAAATTATCTATATCTTTCTTACTCACTATTTGAAAATCTAATATCTCTTGTATCTGTAAAAATCTATATAAAGAAATATCATTCTGTTCAAAATATAAATACACACTATTTCTATGTATATTCATTAATTCACTAATCTCTTTTACATATAAATTTCTAGTCTCAAATTTATAATTTAAAAATTTTTTTTCTTTTTCTGTTAATTCAACAAAAAAACCTAATGAAGTTCTGTTGCTATTTATTTTATGATATATTTTCATTCTTCTATTTCCTCAAAATCCATTTTTAGTTTTTTCAAAACCCTCTATATCATCACAATATGGATTTTCTTTTTGTATCTTTTCAATTCGATTTATAGCATGAACCTGATATTCATATCTATGTGCAGCTAAATGATTTATCAAGCGTATAATAGTTACTTGATGTTCTTCTGTTAACTGGTTTATTCTGCAATTCATATCAATAATGTGTTTCATAATTAATTAAAATTCAGTTTTAGTTGTTGTTTATCCATTAATTCTTTTCTATCTTTTTCTTTCTGTTTTCTATCTAATAAATCTATACCTTCTTGTCCTAATGTATTTCCTAAGTTAAAAATTATTGTTTCAGATAATGATTCATAAAAATGTAATTCATCAAAATCAAATAATTTAAAACAAGTTCCAATTTGATTATGATCCCATTCTGAATAATCTTTAGTCCATAAATCTAATCCATTTTTATAATGTGACCAAAAACCTGATCCACTTGTAAACCTATCCTGAATTTTCTTTTCTAACTCTTTTTTATAGTTTTTTATTATAAATTTAATAAATTCAATACAATGATTTTCTTGTATATCTATAAAAATCCTATCTGTTTCAAAATTATATTCTCTAGGGCTTATTAAAAGATTAAATTTAGCCTTTAATGTAAATCCCTCTAATCTTTCATTAAGTGCATCTATATATAAATCTGTATAATGTTCGGCTATTTCATTATAAAAAGATGATCTATTAACACTTAAATAGTTATCCCATAAAATTTGTTGCTCATCTTCATTTAAGTCATATATATCAGTATCCCATTCTATTTGTTGACCTATCTGATGTTCTATATCTGAACTAATATATGAGTTATAAAAACCATCAAAAGGTATTGTTGATTCTAATTTATTCATAATTTTTCTATCCTGACTAACGTATGTTCATTTTCCTCTATCTCTTGATATTCCTTTTCACTAATAGAAAATGGACTATGTTCAACCGTATATGAAATTCTTCTTTGAATCTCATCATTCATAAACTCTAATGCTTCATATTCAGATTCAAATATCTTGATAACTGGGTTAGTATCAAGTGAATCTATAGCGTAGGTTACTTTATATTTCATAATTAATTATTACCTCTCAAATATTCAATAGCTTTATTTTCTATTGTCAGTGCTACAAATGGATTCACTTTAATAAAATCACTCACTTGTTTAGCACTTAAAGTACTTTCTTTCATATATTCCTGATATGCTTTATTCCAGTACTTTTGATTAGCTTTTAATGTCCAATTCATAATTCACTCCATAGTTTTTTATTTTGTATATACCAAATAATATTTTTATATCTTTTTTGAAATCTTTTTATTTCTTTCTTATTTAGTCTTATTTCTAAATTACCTATATATTCTGGTAATTCATTATTCCATACAAGTAAATTTAATATTGAATCTAAAATCTTAGAATAAATTTCTTCTTTATTAGATTCATTTGTTAGTTTTGATTTTTGGCCTTTAATAGGCTTTGATTCTTTCATGGTTAAGATTTGAAGTATAAACTATTAGAATTATATCATATAATTGTTTATGTCAAGTAAAATAATTAAAACTTATCTACAAATACTGGTAACCCTTTATTAAAATTAAAATTCAATAAATCTATATAATCATATACATCCTCATAAGAATAATTTTCAAACACTTTTAACGCCATCATAAAAGAACATCTTTCAACATGACCAAAACATTCTATTGCCCTATAAGGTAGTAAATCGTAGGCTATCCCTTCAGTTCTATTCTTTGTATAACCTATAAAATCTAAATAAAAATAAAAAGGATTATGCCTGTTTTCATAATCCAATTTAGTAAACCCTTTAATTAATAAATAAAATTCATTTATATATTTAAAATCTTCAGGGTATTCTTCAATAGTTTTAAAATGTTTCATTTGATTAATAGCTCAATACTTAATTCATTAGCTAGTTGATCCACTAAGCTAAAATCTTTTATTCCTTGATATTTCATATTCTTAACTGTTATAAACTTATAAAAATTAAAATCTTTCTCAATTAATTCATTCTTATGATTAAAACATTTATAACTATAATTATTGGTATTCCTTGTTAATAAATCATATACAGTTTTATTATTCATATAATCAGGCTTTAAACCTTCTTTAACCTTTAAAGTCCAGTTACTATAAAACCTTTTAAACCTCTTTTGGCTTATTAAAATTTTACCAAAATACTTGGTTTCATATTTATAATAAAAACTTTTATTTATTTCAAAAGTTTTATTATCTTGGTAAAAAATAATTTTACTTATATTCATTTTATTTAACCTCACAATATGATTTATAAAGATAATAATTTTTATCTAATCCCAATTTATTAAAATCTTCTTTTATTCTCTCATCACATAATAAATCTATACCTTTAAAACTTTCAGATTTAAACTTATAGAAATCTACAGTTTTTTTCAATAACTCTTTAAATTCTTCTACATTCTCGCATGTTTCAATAGTAATATCTCCTTCACAATAACTTACAATTTTATAATCTCTAAAATTAACCCAGTTTCCATAATACCAGGCATCATCTGACGTATCTAATTGTGCAAATCCTTTTGAAGGTTTACACATATCAAAATCAAAAGCATATCTATCTATACTTTCAAAAAATGTCTCTTTTTTAATTGTCATAACAATAAATTTGTAAGATTTTTAATAAATCAATCTAATAAATAGATCAATTTTTTAAACCTAATAAAAATACTAGGCTTAAAGAATTAATCTTTTAATGGGTGGCTTATTGACTCATAAATTAATTTTTTATTCATTTTATGCATATCTTTTAAAAAATTATCCTCTTTCTTATTCTCTTTTAATTCTCTTTTTAAATTAGCTATTTCTATATTTTTCTTTGTTATCTCTAATTGTGCTTCCATTAATTCTCTATAAAGGATCTCTTCTCTTTTTGTTATTGGTGTAAATGTCATAATTAAAGACCTCGAATTAATAAAACTTTCCTAGCCTGGACTTGTTGAAATTTACTACCCTTTGTCAATAAATATTCACATGCCCTATTATCATTATTGTTAATACATTGATTCAAAGTAGATCTATTTAGACCTGATCCCATAGAACTAATTAACCCTATTGAACCAATAGAAAGAAATAAAAATAAGTTTCTCATGATGTAAGATTTGAAATAATTTTCTTTTTTAAAGCTTAACTATACTCTTGAAATATAAATTACTGAATACTGTTTCTATAATTTGAGAATAAAGTATGCTCGATATTGAAAGTAGTATTAGGTAGTAAATAAATTAGAGATAGCTATGCTTAATTATTATTGTACAACGTATAAACAATATTTTATATCATTATTAAGAATTGTGAATATAGCACAATAGTAATATAAATATGCTATATTGAATATAGTTAAAACAAATCTTACAATGACTACTGCAACAACTACGAAGTTTGAGGTTTATTTTAATGGTGGGATATCTAACCAACCACAACATACAGTAGGTTATTATTCAACTATTAAAAGAGCTAGAAACAAAGCAACAAAGAAAAGTTTAGAGTATGGAAGTTACGCCTACTCTGTCAGAAGTGTAGACGCTACTACATTACGTCCTATTCGTGAAGAGGTAGCATAAAATGTTTATTAATAAAGATTTCAGCGACGATTGTAGAGCTATGAGTATTGAAACATTAGATACTGAAGTTGATGATGTTTTCGAGATACAAGATTATCAAGTTAGAGAGTTAAGGCTACAAGGCTATTTGAGACACTTGCGAGCTAGTGATATCTTCTACTATCCAAATCACAATAAAGTGTCTTACACGTACGTATGTGAGCTATAGAGAGCTAATCTAAAATTTTATCAAATCTAATTTTTTGTAGCTAGGGGACTAGTTGCAAAATTTTGACCGCGACATACACACACGGGAAACTTAAATATATTTCAGTTAATTTTTTGGTTCAACTTTTATGGACAATTCTGGAGCTTGTATATTTACAGTTTCTACGGATTCACCAATTACTTTACCAAGGGAGTCTAATATTTGTGCTGCTGTTTGAAGTTGACCTTTTTTGACTGCTTTGTTGAATAAGCGAATACGCATTGCTTGAAGGCGAGGTAGGAGAGTTTCTCTATCTTTTTCCCAATCTTCTTTATTCCATTGTTTAACTTTTTTCCAATCTTGCCAGGCTGTTACTTCTGATATGCCTTCAATTTTTGAATGTTCTAGTACTAGTGCACGAGTTGTTTTACCTTCTAGCTGACGGGAATATAGGCGTTGAGAGCGTAATTGTACGTTTTGACAGGAGGTACGAGCACGAAAATTAATATTTCTTTTAGGTTTAGATTCTTCTAATGGTTGATCGGCAGGAAATGTAGATGAAACCACGATGTTTTTGAGTGTATTTAAGTGAATGATAACTTAAAAGTATGTAAATAGGCTATAAATAGGGGGTATGAGTTGTATTTTTTGTTAATTTTATGGTTGTGAGTGGCGAAAAAAAGAATGAGATAAGTTTGAGGTATGCTCAGGGGGAAGTATTTAATAGTGATAAGAGGTTTAGGGTGTTGGTAGCTGGAAGAAGGTTTGGAAAGAGTTATTTATCTTGTATTGAACTGTTGAGAGGGGCGATTAACAGGCCGAATGAGGTTTATTTCTATTGTGCTCCGACTTATAGGATGGCAAAGGATATTGCATGGAAGGAATTGAAGAGATTAGTACCGAAAGTGTGGGTAAAGGCAAAAAATGAGACAGATTTGCGACTTGATTTGATTAATGGGTCGAGTATTGAATTGAAGGGAACTGAAAATGCAATGGCATTAAGAGGTAGAAGTTTAGCTGGTGTTGTATTGGATGAAGCAGCATTTATGGATAGAGATGTATGGGCGGAGGTTATTAGACCTGCATTGGCTGATAAACAGGGATGGGCACTTTTCATATCTACTCCTGATGGAACTGCGAGTTGGTTTTATGATATGTGGTGCTTTTGTGGTGAACAGGAATGGGATGATTGGCAGAGATGGAGTTTTACTACGATAGAGGGGGGTAATGTAAAGGAAGAAGAGGTTGAGGCTGCTAGAAGTCAATTAGATGCGAGGACATTCAGACAGGAATTTGAAGCTAGTTTTGAGAACTTAACTGGATTGGTTGCTGTTAGCTTTGCTGATGAGAATATTGATAAGGAGGTGGCAGATTTACATATGCTTCCTTTGTTAATTGGCTTGGATTTTAACGTTGACCCTATGGCAGGAATCTGTGCTGTGAAGCATAATGATACGCTTTATGTTTTTGATGAAATCATGCTGACAGGAGGTGCTACTACATGGGATTTTGCTGAGGAAGTTACGAGAAGATATGGGGTTGATCGTAGAATTATTGCTTGTCCTGACCCCACTGGAAGTGCAAGAAAGACGAGTGGAGTTGGTGTAACGGATCATACGATACTTAGACGTAGTGGATTTACTGTTATGAGTCCGAGAAGCCCCTGGAAGATCAGAGATAAGATTACTGCTGTCAATACTGCCCTGTTTGACGCTAATGGCGATAGAAGGACGTTAATACATCCTCGTTGTAAAGAATTAATAAAAGCACTTAGGACTTTAACGTATGCACCTAATACTGGTTTACCTAATAAGAATCTGGGAGTGGATCATGCATTTGATGCTTTTGGTTATCTTTGTTTGCAACAATTTAACCTTGCGAAGCCAGAGACACTAGGCCAAACTTCGTTTAGAATATATTAAGAGACTTTTTGCTTATGCCTTACCATTACGGAATGTCAACAACAAAGAAAAAGAAAAAGAAGAAGAAGGGAGGCAAGAAGAGAAGTGAATGTACCTGTTAATAAAGCACTTTACGCTAGAGTAAAAGCTGAAGCCAAACGAAAGTTTGCTGTTTATCCTTCTGCTTACGCTAATGCTTGGTTAGTCCGAGAATATAAAAAGCGTGGTGGAACTTATAGAGTTGAGAGAAAGAAAAGTGCCACAAAGAAGAAAAAGTAAGCCTAATACAAAAGCCAAAGGTGGTTTGACACGTTGGTTTGAAGAAAACTGGGTTGATGTTAAAACTGGTAAGCCTTGTGGTCGTTCTAAAGGTGAAAAAAGAGGTTATCCTGCCTGTCGTCCTAGTAAACGTGTATCAAGTAAGACACCTAAGACTGTAGGAGAGATGTCAGCAAGCGAAAAAGCAAGATTTAAGCGTGAAAAAACAGGAAGTAAGAAAATAACTTATCAACATAGACGCAAAAAGAAAAAATAACTGTAAAAAACCCTATTTCACGGTAATATAATCGTATAAGTTAAATTTTCTTTAAATCATGGCATTTTTTCGTGGAGAAGAAGGCTCTGTTTCATTTGATAACGGAACTGGATCAGTGGGAGCAGTAGCTTCTACAACAGCTTGGACATTAGATACAACAAAAGATACATTAGAATGTACGGCTCATGGTGATACTTCAAGAAAATATGTAGGAAGTCTTATATCTGGCACTGGTACTGTTGATCTTCTTTATACAGCTACTTCGGGTGATAATACTGCTGAGATCATAAATGATGTTTTAACGACAGAAGATGCTGGTGATGCTTCATTTAATTTATTTGTTGATACATCAGGCACTAAAAAGTTAAGTTTTAACGGAATTATCACAGGAACATCATTTAGTTCAACTGTTGGTGATATAAGTACAGTTTCAGTAAGTTTCCAAGTTAATGGACCTATTACTTCTGCTGTTTAATGCCAAAAGGATCTTATTCACCTAAACAACGCAAATTAGCTGCTGTTGCACCTCCACGAGATAAGATTACTGCTGCTGATCTTAAAAAACTTAATGCCAAAAAGAAAAAGAGGAAAAAGAAATGAAGAAAAAAGAACTTACAGCTAGG